ACCATCTCGGGTCCTGCTTCACGAGCGATGAACATCTCACCCATAGCAGGGAAGCCACCCTCGGCAAAACGGGGGAGCGAAACCTCGCCAATGGTTGTCAAGCCAGACCAGCTTGCGCCTGTGATTTTTGCGCCCCAGCTAACGACAGCGTTGAACTGCGATATCAGCCAGTTTAGGGCGGAAATAACCGAGTTTATCATACCCTCGAAGATAGAAATAACTCCGTTAAACAGCCCCCTTGCAATGTTTGTGATTCCTTCTGCCACAGCCTCAAACCCTTTCGTAATACCATCCCATGCCAAACTAAACGCAGACGAGATGGGCTGAATAACATTAATGCTGAACCAGGTAGAGACAGACTGCCAACACCCGACAATTGCCCCCCAAGCATCTGTAAACAGGCCCGTTATATACTCTTTCAACCGCGCAAAAGCATCGGATACAGGCTGGATAACATTAGTGTCAAACCAGGTGGACGCTACAATCCAGACCGCCTCGATAATAATCCAACAGCCTCTGAAAAATTCGCTAATCCAGCTAACAATGGGGGCAAAGGTCTCCACTAAGGGCTGTATTACATTGGCGTCAAACCAGGTAGACGCTCGGCTCCAGGTTTCGACCACCCAGCCCCATATGGTTTCCCAGTTCTGCGCCAAAGCGATAACACCGTCCGTTATCGCGCCAACCAACAGTCCTAATAACGCACCCACCCCGGTGCCGATAGGACCCCCGATACTACCAATAATTGCGCCTATACCCGCGCCTGTTAGGGTCGTACCGAGAGGGATAAGTAACCCATTCAGCCAATTCAGGCCCTGCTTGATGGCGTCATAGACACCCGTCACAAACATTGGGATACCTGCGGCGATACCTCCAATAGCCGCTCCGACTAAGCCGGTGCTTATCGCACCACCACCCGCGGTGATCGCATTTGCGACTGCGCTACCCTTGAACGCTCCCGCAATGAACTTGCCTACGGCTTTTCCTAATACAGCCATGCCCCCAGTTCCTAAAAGACCACCCACGACAATCTCTCCAAAATTCAAGCCATCTAGACCCGTCTGGATAGCGTCTTTTATGCCTGTAGCCTCGATAAGAAACCCTGTTATGGTCAAAATTAAGCCCGCCGTGAACACACGGCCATTGGAGAGCTCCTGGAGCACCCCTAGCGCGGTCGTAAAATTACCTGACAGCTTCCACCCGAGAAGCCCTGCGGATATCAAACCTACAACCGTTAGAATTTCTCCCATGTTGTCCTTGATTTTCTCTACGAGATCGTCCACTTGCGATACGGTGTCGCCCCAAAGGGTGTCGAGGTCAAGATCCAGAAGCTCACCCGCGCCGGAAGAGCCTCCGCCCCCACCGCCACCGCCCTCGGCTTGGTCAGGGATAACATTGAGCTCATCAAAGCCCATAAGGTAGCGTTTAAATTCTTTAGCCTTCGCAGCGGCACCGCCAAAAGAAGTCTCCGCATTCTCCGCGCTTTCGGCTATATCCCCGAGACCGCTACTGCTATTGCCCCAATCAATCTTGAAAAACGGCAGGTTGAAAAACGCTGCAACGGCGGCAACCGCATCGTACAGGAGTGATACAAAAGCGCTAATATACGGAATAATTGCAGACAAAATAGGTAGAAACAAGGACCCAAATCCCTGTGACAGCGTTGATAACTGCTGACTGAGGTCACGAACTGCGCCCTCCGCAGTTTTCATTTCCCGTGCATAAGTGCCTACGATTCCCTGCTTCATGGCCGAATCGACCATTGCCGCGTAACGTACCTGGACTTTACTGGATTCAGAAAGGTTGCTCATGCTTATGTTTGCATAGCCTAGATCATCTATATACTCCTGCAGGGAGTTCTGAGTGAGGGCTATACCTGCATTTCGGATAGGCTCAATCTCGCCTGTCAAACCAGATCTGACAGCCTGGAATGCCTCTTCTAGGGTCCCATATTTGTCGTTATACGCCGCCCAAATGTCGTACGCCAGCTCGGTGGCGCCGATGGAGATGATGCTGGTTTTCTCTTGGCCTATGCCAAAGCCCTTAACGATAGAGCCCATCAGTGAGCTATACTGCATGAACTCCTGCACGTTGATACCTATAGCCTTATTGAGCTTTTGGATATACTTGTACATCTCTTCAGCGTCCTCGCCAAAGGCTCTGCCAAAGCGATACTGGATGCCGTCCCACTCAATGGCGTCTTTCGTACAGGCTTTTATAACATCAGACAATTTTGTGAATGCCCGATGGAGTAAAGTCCCACGGAGGATAGCGGAGCTAGAGCCGGAGCCACTCCCTTTAAGAGTGGAATTAAGCTTTTTCTGCGCCTTGTTTGCACGCTCCGTCGCATCTGTCAACTTATCGAAGCCCGCACTTACGCCCGCAAGTTTGGTGCACTCCCCTAAGGTTTTTAGGGATGATATGAGGTCGTCTATACTTTTTTTCGCTTGGTCAGCATGTGTGCTGATTCGTATTTCCAGTGAGTCAATGGTCGTGCTCATTCAATCACCCCCGATAGATGACCCCGGCTCGGTCTATTACGCCTTCGTATGTAGCGGTAATAGAATAAATCTCTGCATTATAAACCGCAGGCGTAGTGGTGTAGGTCTTGCACACCAAGCCCATCGCCTGCATTGCCGCATCTACTGCAGCATATATCTCTCGAGCCTGCGCCCGTTTTCCGCCCTCTAAATTGCTGAAAACCTGCACCCGGTACTGTACCTGGGCATATTTGTTCTCAGCTGCGGTATCTAGGTACGCGGGAATGTTCTGAGTCTCGTCCATTGCCACAGTAGGGAAGGATGAGGGGGTCTGAACATACTCACCCACCACGCGTATACCGCTGAATAAAGAACGAAGGCGCACGGCTACCTCATTGAAAATCTCGTTAGAATAATCAATCATGAGCCGAACACCTCTTTAGCAATCTTAGTTATTTCCTCCGTCATTACTTGTACTGCTTGATACATTGCCATGGCAGGAGGATTACCATAGCTGTGCTGACCACTGCCGAACCACCAACCCTTGGGGTCATCCCAATGCCCCTTGCCGGGGTATGTGCCGGGCCCTACTCCAAACTCTGCCGCCTGCGGGTGCCCATAGCCGTATTTAGCACCAGCGCCAAACTCGATAAAAGCGACACTCTCGCCCTCAGCATAGATGACAGCTACAGAGCCGGTGTTATCCACACGGACCGATACGTCTTTCGAGCCGTTATAGATAGCCCTAGAGAACTGAATGGAGGCTACTGTCGCACCGCGCATCGCAAGCCGTTCTCGAAGCTCAGCCTCTTTTTTCGCCACCCACTGCTTGTACTGCTTAAGCTCTTTAATTGCACCTTTGATGCTCTTAGAACTTAAGTCCATCTGGATGACCTTAGCCACGCTTAGAGACCTCCCTCAGCGCGATAAGGAAGCCATTCTTGCTGTCGGCCACCCTAGCAACAATATAATTATGCGGCTCGGTGACGGGCACGCCAAACCACACCTTACTGCCCTCCTGCAAAGGGCAATTGCCGGTCATGCTCACCGTACGGCTATACTCGGTCTGGCTACCGAAAACATTCACAGCCTCCTGCCCCACGTTAGCGCTCACGCTAACCGCAAGATCTATTGGTTCGCTGTACTCAACCAATACCTCTAAGGTATCGTTGCCGTATTCATCCAGAACAGGGGTAGTGTTTATGGGGTTGGCATAATGGATTTTACGGCGGTCTCGATTTATACTACGCATTGCTTACCACGCTCCCACAGTGAGGCATGATGCGCCTGAGCAAAGGGCTGTTCTCAGCCCATGTACGGGAGACCCCGTTCTCGCTGTGGCTAAGCTGCCCCTCAGCGCCCCGCTTGCTGTAAAGCTCTACGGCGAGCTGCAGCTGTATCTGCTCGTATCGCGGGGGGAGTACAGCAGTATCGTCATACCCAAAGGGGTACATCCGGTTTAAAATCAACGCCTCCGCAGTATGAAGCGTCTGAGTGAGCACCTCGTCCGTGTCGGTGTCAGGTGCCAACATATTCTGTAACGCGACTAGCTTTTCCGCTTCAGTCATTGTGAATCTCCCCCGATTTTGGCATTCATCGCCAAAGCACGTGCCGTGAATGCCGCCTTAATTCTTTCCACTTTCGCTTTCTGCTCTCGCTCCTTGCGCTCTGCGATTTCCATCTCTGTGATGGGCAGAGGCTCGGCGGGGTACTCGTGCTTTTTCCCCTTACTGAACATATTACCTACTGTAGCTATGAGCGCTTCACAAGCGTATATACCGCTAAGCCACAGCTCTTCGTTCATACGTTTGCGCCGGATGTCATCCGCTTTTCTATAGGCTACAACCAGACTAGGATCGTCATCCCAGAACTGCTCATAACTCATACCTATAGCTAAATAGTAGGGGAATGCCTGTTCAAATATCTCTGTATATGTCGGCTCGGCGGCCCCAGTTACTTGGTTACCGCCCAGCTCACGTTTCCCGATTCTGCCTTGTCGTCAAGCAGGGTACCAACGGTTTCAGAATACAGCTCGACAAGAGCGACGATGAGTCCACTCTTATCGGCGATAGCCTCATAAATCTCATCAATGAGGTCTCGCTTTATGCCTTTATGGTTCTTGATAAAGGCCCCCTGGAACAGGATGGGAATCATGGTCACGGGTTTAGCCGAAAGCTGTTCGGCCACAAAGCCCTGGCTTTCTATCATTCTGACGCTCTGGCGGTTGTACTCCAGGGTGTACTTTTTACCGCTATACTCCAAAGTTATCTTGCTCATATAGGCGTTCTCCTTAGAATTTTGTTTAATTTGAATGCGAGGGGTAGGCTTGAGCTCTTAGACACTACCCCTCTGTATCATAGTTATCCTATCTTAGGAAGCTGCAGTAAACTCTACTGCGGTGGATGCTGCGATGTTGATAGTGAACTCGACGACCTCGTTCACACCCTTGCCGGGCAGACCACAAGTGTGCTGACCGCCCCAAGAGAAGGAGCTGCCATCGGAGAAGCCCAGTACGTATACGAGCTCCTTGCCCTCGTCGGCTTTGACGGTTGCGAAGTCCGCACTAGTGTAGTTACAAGTGAAGGTCAGCATGTCACTGCCGCGGATGCCAGGGATGTTGGTCACCTGAGGGTCGGACAGGGTAGTGGTCTCGATCATCTCAGGATCAGATATAAGATCGGGAAAATCCTTGATGTCTACGACCTTTGCAGCGGAATCTTTATCGGCGCCCCACTTAAGGGTTACGCCAAAGGTACTCTGTGCCATTTATGTGTCCTCCTTATTCAGACTTTGACTCCTATTAGGTAAGAGAAATTTTAATTGCCTTAGTGGCATCGGTCAGAGCTGCGAGGTAGTACTTGCGGCTCCAGATGGTGTTCTGGCGGATGTCACCGTCACGATCCTGCTCAACCTCAACGCCCTTCTTGTTGAAGAGGGTGACAGCCTCACGAGTACCACCAACGATGGTCTTCTCAACGGCATCCTTCTTGGTGTAGAGGTTCCAGCCGGCAACGGAGCCGACGTAACCCTGGCGTGCGAAAGCTTCAACATACTTGAGCTCGTTGCCAAGGGCCTTGCGAACCTTTGCCATATCCTTGGGGTTCACGAATGCGAACAGCTCGAGGCCTTCCAGGTTCTCTACGTTCAGCAGAGCGGCGGCATCAGCGAAGCAACCGAAGTCAGGAGTGGCGGCAGAGTGCTCAAGAGTGGCCTTGTTGAACTCAGCAAAGATGTCGGCATTGACAGTGTTGAACATGTCGGTAGCCATGTGACGAACACCGGTGGTAACGACCATAGGATCGGTCATTTCCTGTTCATCGAAGTACTTGAAGCGGTTCTGGGCCATGAGGATGGTGTACTCTTCAGGAGTATAGCTGACCTCGATGTCCTTGCTGTTGCCAGCGCCCATAGCAAGCTTCTCGGTGCCGTTGGTGGCTCTGTATACGTTGATCTTCTTGATCATGCCGGGGGTACCAGTCAGGGTGTTGTCGATGGTGCAGAAACGCATCAGGTCGAGGTGGCTGTTGTACTGGTCTTCAATCTCGTTGGAAAGTACGAAGTTAGAATAGATCTGGTGTGCCATAAAAAGCATTCCTCCCTTAATATTTCAAAAATTGTTAACTGTTGTAAAACTCTTTGTACTGCTCCGGATTTTCCGCAGCGAATTTATTCTTGTCAGCCAGGCTCATCTTCTGGAAGTCAGCCTTGCTGAGGCCTTTAGAGCCCTCACCCGCAGGAGGAGTAGGGGTCTCCCTTAAAAGCTCGGCTTTCAGCGCTTTCTCGCGGTCAGCCGTAAACTTAGCGTGGTTTTTGAAAAGAACCTGCATATCTCCCTTGTGCAGTGCAGAAGCTGTAGACTTCGCCAACTCTTCACCGTAGCCAAGGCCAAGGAACTGAGCTGTAAGCTCACTGATAGCCTTTTCAGCACGCAGCTGTTCAAGCTCGGCCTGCATATTAGCAAGGTCTTCTGCCTGTTTGGCTCTAGCCTGTTCCTCCTCGGACATTCTTGACTTAAGCTGCCTATTGAGCTCTGCTGCCTCGCTAGCCTTCTTGTCAAAGGTAGATTTAGCGACAAACTGGCTCATATCGGGGGCGTCGTCAAACTCCATGCCGAGTATGGCGTCTCTGGCTTCCTGAGGGAGTGCATCAAAATTGGGGATCTTGGTAATGTCGATTTTCATACTCATTCTCCTTTGGGTTTTTAAGTGTTCTCTCACTTTAATTTGTGGGCTTTTTTAGACTCGGTTCTCCCCGAGTGTGAGTTTTTACCGGTTCTCTCCGGTTATTCAAGCGGCATCCTGCCGTTTAAATCTTAAAAAAAGAACGCCACACCGATGTTCTCCATCAGCATGGCGTTCGGGACGCTCTAATCTTTATCAGATTTTTCGGGATTCTTCTTCTCCGTATCTACACGGAGTATCGTTTTATCTTTACATCTGGGGCACATGAACTCTCCACGACCCTCGATGTATCCTATCAGCCGATTGCACTTAGGACAACGTATAGGGGTCATAGCCTTCAGTCCTTTACTGCTTTTTTCTTAGCCTTGCTAGGCTTCTTGACCTGCTCCTGGGGCTTAGGCTGAGGAGGGGTTTCCTGCCTCTGCAGGGGCTGTCTGCTTGTTACCTTATACTTCATATTAAACCTCCTCAATCCAACAGCGGCAATGAATATGCGGCTTGGGTGGAATGTCGTCTATGGGGTAAATCATGTTATGCCGCTCCGCACAAGCTTTGCACCTACGACCATCTGCGTAAGTGATCCATCGGACTGCGGTTACACCACTATCCTTGAGCGCCTTGATTGTTGCGGCGAAAGTTAGGTCATCCAGAAACTGGGCGACCACAGCGAACAATAACCTCTTCGATCGGGCTATTTCCACCTCTGGAGTGTCGCTTGCGATGGTACCCTCTGCGAACCTTGACCGTTTACGCTCCAACTCATTCTTGAACACGTACTTAGTCACGGGGTTATACGCTTCCGCCTGGGCTACCACAAAAGCGAGGGCATCAAGACTTCCTTGTTTGTCCTCCTCCGTGGGGCGACGGTACTTCTTGTACACCAGCTGAGCGAGCCTCACAGCCTCTTGCTCGATGAGGCGGTACGCCGTCTCGTATATCTCATGAGAGACTTGAATAACGTTCAGTTCATCGAAGGTAAACACACGGCTGAACAAAGCGGTAAGCTTCTTGGTTAGATACTCGATAACTTTGTCCGTTTTACTGTACGGTGTCTTCGCCATCGTTATCCCTCAGTGATCTTACGTATTTCTCGGTTTCCTCTGCTTCTTTCAGCTCCTGGGCTTCCCACCATTCCTTGCTCTGCAGGTATGCACTCTCAGGGTCAAGGAACAGACCACAATGAGTAAATGCAAGCTCGGGGTGTATCCTCGGATTGTTCAGCATCGTGATGAGGACCTGGCTCTTGGTCTGAAGATTATCGTAATTGCGGCGGGTGAACTTAGCCTCTATGTTCCTAAGCTGCAGATTCATCTCCACATTCGGCGTATCCCTCAGGATGCGCAGGATCAGACGCAAGAACTCTTTCTCCGACTCTTTGAACTCCTGCTCTACGCCCTTCATCTGGGCTTCGGCGGACTCCCAACCATCGCGCATTATGACTGCGCTGCCGGTGTCCGAAGTAGAGCTGCCACCATTTCTGTTGGGCAGACCGCATATCGTAAGCACCGCGTCGTAGAGGTCATCTACCATTACCTGCGTATCAGACTGCTGCAGGGCTACGCTCAGATACTTGGCGTCCACGCCCTCAGGCAGGCACAGCATCTTGAACTCGTTCAGCTGCTTAGCAGTTTCCTCGTCGATAGCACCGCCCAACAGGGCAAGGAAGCTATTAACGAACTGGACTACATCGTCAAGGCGGTTGGACTCTATCTCGTTGATAGCGTCCAGAAGGGGGAGTACTATCTCAAACGCACCAAGCCTTGCCTGGTTTGCAGGATACTCGAAAATGGGTACGCACCCGAGCACGTGTGTGCTCTCCTTCACAATCCGCCCCGACTCAATCTCAAAGTAATGAGTGTTCGTGTAAACGCTGTACAGAGGCACCTGATTCTCACGCACCACGAACTTAACGCCCATTACCGCAGGCTCGCCCAGGCCGTTGTAGCGCACCACAAAGCTGTGTCTGGGGTCCAGGGTGTACAGCTTAAAAGGCTCATCTGCATCCATACCCGGCAACGCCATGCGCATACCGAGACCACAGACATACAGCCACTCAGCCACTCTGGAGTCAGCCGCCTGTTTGCCGGCAATGGTCATGTACTCATTAAGTCTATTTATGTCGTCGGTCAAGTTCTCGTCCTGGCCGCGACGTATGTACTGGATCGGTTCCCCAAAGCCATAGCCCATCTTAAAAGAGACTATTTCATTGGCTCGGTTAACACAAATCTTGTGGTTGATGTTCTCGCGGACCTCTTTCACTTTCCCAAGGACAGGGGTCTTGCCACGATAGTAATTCCACAGATAGTCTATTTCACTGGCGTTAGTGGAGTGGGTTAAAAGCGCTTTGTTCAGCACGTCTACCACATTTTCTGCCGTTATATCAGCTACATCGGTAAATATTTTCCGTCTGCCGAACAGCTGCCTGGTCTCCAACGCAATCACCACCTAAAATACTTATACTTTTCCACGCACCATTATATATCAACCTATAGTGACTTCCAATACTTTGTAACTAGTCCGCATACAGCCTAAGCGGTATAACTTTGGTTACATTTAAAAAGGTCTTCTGCCCACGCTCACCGTCTTAACACCGTTGGATAGGTAATCAGCCAGCATAGCCATACTATCCGCAGCGTCATCGTGTACGTTCTTTACTGTAAAGCTAAAACTCGTCATTTCATTCATAGCCTTACGGTAATCGTCGTCCCGGCACTTATCGTCACGGAAATAGAACTTCCGGATCGTGGGCGCGTGCTGTTCAATACGAGTGAGCTTCGCCATATTCGTAGGCGCCTTTTTATGGCTCATATTTATGCTATAGCGGTGCTGCTCCCGGAGGACGCGGTACACATCATCGCTGTACTCATCGCCACCGTTATTGGCTTCGGTGCGCCCCATTTTGATTTTATGCTGCAGTATCTTCGCCACCACACGGGGCTTGGTGCAGGTCTTATCCCTCTTATCAAACACCCAGTCATGTATGTACACATCCTGCCCATACACATAAGCAATCGGCATGCTCAGGCTGTCGCCTCCGCCCCAAGCCACGTCATTGACAAAGCAGATGTTATCCGGCTCGCCATCGGGGAGAACGCCATTATAATAATTAAGCTGGTCTGCAGGGAACGCCAAGCCCTCCTTCTCGATGCCGTGCTGCATGAAAAGGCACTCAAAGTCAGCGCTGTCGATGGTAGCCTTGATATCCCTTATCTTCTCCGTGGTGTATCTATCCGGGTGGTCATACTCGAAATTAGATATCTCATTCTCGTCCCATACGGGGATGGCAATGAACTTATAACGAGGGTCATCACCATGAGCCGCCTCCATGCGACCGATGGGGTCATAGGAGCTCCATCGGGTGCCGAGCTGGAGCTGCTTTACGTTGTCACCAATCATACGGGTTGTCAGGGTGGCGGTGTAATCGCTGAACAGCTTATCCAGACGCTCGGGGCTACGTGCTTCCTCCTTATTGCGCACCAAGTCATCAGTGATAAGGAAGGTGTTGGCACGGGTACGACCAGTAACCGAACCGCCTAGGGAGACGAGGCCCAGAGTAGGGAAGTCACCAGGACGGCGGTAACTGATTGTCTTATACTCTGCGCTGATTGCGGGGCTACCGCACTCGGGGAATATCTCGTTATGGCAGTACTCATCGGTGTCAGTAAGTATCGACTTCTCACTGTCCAAAAGCATCTTGGTCATGCCATCGGAGTAGGATACGTACATATTAGCGCTCTTAGGGTCACGACCCATAATGTATGCCAGCAAGAACTTGATAAGGGTGGTCTTGCCACAGCCCGGCGGCATAGAGAAGCCTAGGTACAAGGCGTCGGGGTCGTCCATGAACTCCTGGATCTGAGTAGCTATCTTATGCTTGCCCTCCAGTACCTTGCGACGCGGTAGCCAGAAACGGGCTTTCGGCTCTCTATTCCATTCGCAGGCTATCATGTAAGCATCGAAGCTGTACCTGCCCGCAAGGAAGTAACTCCGCCTCACCAGCTCCATGGCTTCGTGGGTGCGGAGCTTCATAGCCTCGCCCCGTATCCATCTGCAGTTATCCAGAATCTCCGAGGGCTCCTCAAGCCTTGCAATAAGGTCCCAAGCATCTTTCAAGCTCTCTTCCGTCTGCTGCGGTCGGGTCTTGATTAGCTCCAGTATGTTTTTCATTTCAGTTATTTCCATGTAATTCCCTCCTAATATAAAAAGCGCCACACCGATGTTCTCCACCGGTATGGCGCTCTTGGCGCTCAATAGTTATGTAGTTATTCAAACCAGTTTATGCGGTTCATAAGCTCCTCGTATCGAGCACTGCCCTCTAGGCACTCAACTATTTTCTGTCGCCCGTTGTCATAGCGCACAGCGAAGCGATGATAAAGCCTCTCTTCGACAGGCATTGCCGAGCCTAAAAATGCACCCACATCGCCCGCCAAAAAGCCACCCAGAAAAGCACCCTTAACCCCACCGCGCTTTACATACGTAGAGCCTGGGCCAATGTATCGAACCTCCACGATTTGAGGTCTGCGGTTCTTCGGGGGTGGCCCACTCTCTGCCTGCCGCTTGATTTCTTTCTTGGCGGCAAAAATCGTAACCACCACAGTGCTCACAAGCCCTAATACCGTTATGCCTAAGCTGATTAAGAAAAGCCCTAGCATTTAAACCCTCCTCGGCTCAGCGCCGTTTCACAACTCGTTCCCGTACTCATCCTTTGTTACGGGATAATACTTCTGAAGCTCCACGATAGCATTCTCGATGCACTCGTGGGCTTTTCTATTGTCTGGCTCAGATTCCTTGAAAGTGTCGAGCCAGCGCTGTAGAGAAGAGATTACGTGGTCCATGCTTATCACCTCCGCTTTGCTTCTATTATATGGGATGCGGTCAAGCCGCCTTTTTCCACTTATACCACAGGCTACGGCTGATGCCCATCTCGGCACAAGCCTCTACCACCTGCATGTCCCCTGCCTCTACAGCAGAAACATACTCATCATAGTTATCCGGCTTCTGAATTTCCTTACGACCTTCCTTGTAATTGGGGTCCTTGGATTTCTTGGCCATCTTGCCTTCCTGGGTGCGCTCCCATATCATATCTCGCTCGTACTGGGCAAAGGAAAATATTATATTCAGCATTAATTTTCCGGTAGGGCTATTATTCGCTACCCCGAAATTAAGGATGTTCACCGTAACACCACGATTAACAAGCTCCTCTATCAGCTTACCTGCATCAGATGCACGGGCAAAGCGGTCCAGCTTCGTTACAAACAGAGTATCACCAGCTTTAAGCTTCTCAAGCAGAGGCGTGAACTGAGGACGGTCTACTGTGGTGCCCGTGAAGCATTCCAATATTACTTCATCTGCACCGGCATCACACAGAGCCTTCTCCTGCTCTTCCAGGCTGTTGCCGTTTAACTGCTGACCTACTGAACTGACACGACCATATCCGTAC